GCTTGGAAAAAAAACAGGAGATTGGAAGAGAGATTTTGGAAGAATATCAGAATATATTATGCAAAGCTCTTATGAAGAAGGAAGAGCAGCTTCAATTAAAGAAAGAGAAGGAGGAGATGCATTAGTTTATAAAGATGTATTTCCAGGTGCTTGCAGGTATTGTATAAAACATTATTTAACAAATGGAATAGGAAGTAGACCGGTAGTATTTAAACTATCAGATTTACAAGCAAATGGAAATACATCTTTATAAACTAATGTATCTCCTCCTTCTCTTTCTTTAATTGAAGCTGCTCTTCCTTCTTCATAAGAGCTTTGCATAATATATTCTGATATTCTTCCAAAATCTCTCGTCCAATCTCCTGTTTTTTTTCCAAGCTCAACGGCCATTTCACGAACACTCTTTCTATTCTCAATGGCCTCTTTTGCTTCCGCTTCTATCAACTTCTCCATCCGGAGTCTCTTCTCTTGATCAGCTTCAATATGTATAGTTTGTAAATCCTTTCCTACTTTATTTCCAAGTCCTTTTATATCACTATAAGCTTGTCGTTTTACTGCTTCTAACGCTAATTCTTCTACTCTTGTTAAAGGAATAAAGTTACCACTTTTTAAATATTTTTTAAAATCATCATAACTTACTTTCCTTGCTCTTTGACTTCCTAACGCTTCTGCTAAAACTCCAAATTTAAATGATTGACTAAGTCTTGGATGTTCTTGTTTTACTTTTTTAATATCTATACCAAAATCTTTTAAAAGTCTCTTATCACTTGTTGTTAAAGTATCATCTCCTACATTCTCTGTTATAAATAATACATGATGATAATCTACTATTTTTAATAGTTCCTCTATTTGATTAGGAGTGAACAACATCTTCTAAATACCTCCATTTAAATCCTCCTGCAAAAGGTCTTTTGCCATTACAGACAGAAGAAATATTACCATTTATTCCTGTTTTTTCTTGAGCTTTCTTTATAGAATTAAAAGTTTTCATTATTTTATCTGTTTTAGCATCTATTTGAACAACAGGAACTTTTTTAGATTCACTTATCTTTAAACCTCTTTCCTTTGCAGTTTTTCTCATTCTAATTCCTAATTGTTCAGAAAAACCTTCTGGTTTTTTTCTTCCTTTCATTAAAACACTAAAATTCCTTTTATTTTCTTCTGTCCATTTATACCCATTGCACCCTTCTCCTCCAGAAGTTAAATTTGTTAATTTAATTTCCCAAGACTTATATAAATCTATATAAAATTGTTCCCAAAATTGCCATTCTGATTCTAAAACCTCATCTATAATATTTATAATAGGTGTTAAATTTACTTCTAATAAACCTTTTACCCAATTATTTTTATAAGATTTCTTTCCTTTTTTAGCTTCCCAAATATGTTTTTCAAATCTTAATTTTAAATCTATAGTTTTACCAATATAACGAGTTACGTTAGTTACAGGATCTATAAGTTCATAAATATAACAAGTTTTATACATTATAATTTTAAAACTATTTCATAATAAGCTTTCTGGAAAAAATTGGCTATACGCTCAATTCTTTCCAGATTAGCTTTATGAATTTCCTCGCACATACTTTATTAGCAACAAATTAATCATTTATTAAGAAATAGTAATACCTAAAGACTCAACAGAAGTGGCTCCAAACTGATCAGCTACTGTAACATCAAATGTAGCAGCTCCGGTTCCTTGAGCATTTCCTGAAATTATCCCAGTACTTGTATTTAAAGTATATCCAGCTGGTAAAGCACCACTTGTAATTGAAAATGTAAGTGATCCATTTCCTCCTACAGCGACAACAGTTTCGCTATAAGCATTATCTACACCAGGAGTAGTAACAGCAACTCCAAATACTCCTCCAATATTTCCATCAACTGCATTAAGAACAGCACCTAAAGTTGCCATAGTAACAGTTACAACTGCTGCTGCACCACCAGTACTAAAATCAGATAAAGCACCTAAAGCTGCTCTAACAGCAGTGGCTACAGCTGAATTAGAATCTCCTGAACTAATAGCTACTGTAACTCCTATTGCTTGTCCTCTTGAAGAAGGTACTACTGGTTTTGGATCTACTCCTGTTCCATCTACATCAAACCAAACATAATAAGAAGTAAATTCATTAATTAGATTTGCTCTATTTTCAGGAGAATAAATGACAAAATGTTTATTATTTAAATCTCCACCTGAATCTGCTCTTTGAGTAATATCTACAATTTCTGCAACTGCAACACTTTCTCCTGGTAAGGAAGTAGTTGTAATATCTAAAGCAGTTACACTAGATATAATAGCAGTTGTACTACCACCTTCTGTAGTATTAATTGAATCAAGTAACAAATTATTATCTTGAGCAAACTTCTTGAAAGTTTCAAGATCAGAATTTAATTCTCTGAATTGAATACCAAAGTCTATTTCTAAATCATCTAAACCGCCAATATCCATAACGGTAAAGTTTTCTTGTTCATCTGATAAAAGGTCAACTTTATAATTGACATTTATCTGATTATTTGCGCTTCTTAATACGAGTGTTCTCATTTTTAATTGATTTAAATTAAAATTAACGTTTAAATTTTACTTTACTATTTCGGTCATTTTTTTAGCTAAATCCATTACCATTTCTTGACTTCTACCTTGGTAATTTATTATAAAGTCCCTCTCATATCCTGAAGTTGCTACTTTAGGAAAACGATGCTGGTCAAGGTATTTAGCTTTCGTTTTTGGTTTATATGGTACAGCTACGTTATCAGCCATTATTCTTTTATATTTATATCTCCTTCATCCATAATAGAAGTACTTCCGTCAGAATGTTTGACTTCCACTTGTCCACTTTTTTCTCCTGGTCCTATAATTTCTACTGTTTCTTCTTCTCCTCTATTTTTTTCAGACATAATAGTACCCTTCTTACCACCTTTACCACCATTCTTTTTACCAATTTTTTCAATATCTTCACCATCAGCCATTCCTTGACCACCTTCTTTTACTTCACCAGTTTCTCTACTAATTTTTAAATGACGACCTCGAATAGTAATCCAACGTTCATCTTCCATTCCAGATTCAGTAGCTCTACTTGCTCTTTCATCCTCCCCCTCTGCTTTTTTAAGCTCATCCTCTTTAGCTTTGCGCATTTTAATTGCATCAGCTTCTTGAGCAGCTATTTGCAGTTCTTCTTCATGGTTAGTAAAACCACTCAACATCTGCTTTATTTTATTTTTTCGTATACTTAAAAAATCCATTATCTTTTATTTATTAATTCACCATCTAGATATCCCTTTAAGACATCCATAAATGGATTACCACCTATATCTTGTGTTTTGTTATTTTCCTTAATTAATTGACGAACATCCTGCATAAATGGATTGTCTTTATTTTTTTCCATTGTTTGATCAAACATATTATCCATAAACGCATTTTCAGTTCCCATCATTTGGTCTATTGCTGAATTACTTTCAGGCGACCCCTGCATTTTCATTTGTTGAAACTGCATCCAGATTGGATTTAACAAGAAATCATCTTTATCTAATGTAGTAGGTAAATCATATTTTTTCCTAACATCTTGCCAGGAATAAATACCATTTTCAAGTTTTTTAATATCATTCTCTAAGGTACTATCTTCTAAGTTTTCTTCTATACCTGTAAAAACAAACTCATATTTATCGTTACTCAAAGGAGAAACGAGATATTTATTCATTTGTCTTGAAATAAACTTAAGTAATGGAAATAATCCTTTATCTTTAGAATAATTAATACGATATTCCTTATTACCATCATAAGTAGTACCACCACCACCTGAACCTCCTGCTGTACCTATAAATGAACCAAATCCTACTTCTTCAGGGTCTATTTTATATAAAGCACAAGATAATAATATTAAATAAGATTGCCATTTTGAAAACTCCATATCTTTGTTGGAGTTATGCATATCTATCCAATCAATATTTTCAGCACCTTGTAATACTGGTATCTTCCAAGCATTTTCTACACCTGCAGTTTGAGCCCTCCATGCTTGGCGAAATTCTGCCATTTTATCATCGTTGATAGTTCCTGTTACTTTAAACATACCTTTAGGAGCTGAACCCTGGCTAAAGAATTTACCATTGTAACTATCTCCGTAAAGCATCCAAGTAACAATACGTACCATATCCTCTAATTCGGCTACTCCATAACCATTGTTATAGACATTTGTCGAACGATTACGGATACCAAAGCATAATTCCCAAGGATAATATTCTGCTTGAACTATTCCCTGGTAAAGTTGTACGTAGGCAGGATAATAACCATCAATAGCAGTTTGGTCTTTTCTTGGTTGGTCATTATTGTATGAATCAGCTAATCTATGAAGTGCACCGTCCGTTGCAAAATATCGGTATGGTTTTCTACTTCTTGTTTGAACAATTTCAAATGTTGTTTGATCAAACGTTAATGCATCAGGTACAATTTTTCTTAAAAACCCATCAAAACTTTCGGCTAACCATTTATTTTTTTCTACACCGCCATTTTCAATGAAATTAATTATTCCCTCAATTTCGTAAGCTTCTTGAGGTTTAATAACATCTTGTTTTTTATCGTCTTGAGGTAAAAATAAACCAGCTTTCTTTTTTCTTACAGTCCATCCTATTCTATCTGGATCGTCCTGTACTCCATGAAAAGAAGATACTTGTTCTACTCTTGTAGTTATGACAGACTTAATTATAGGAGCCCGAGCCATATTCCGTAGAACACCATAAGTAACTTTGATTGGCTTATCCTTGTAACCTAATTGGCTAGCAAATGCATACGGGTCAAATAAATAGGATTTACCTTTTGGCTTATTACTATTGACAAAAGCATTTGCTCTTACAATATCAGAAGGATTGCCAGACCTAAACGCTTTTTCCAATAAAAGCTGTTGTTCGATACTAAACTCAGCCATTCGTATTTTACTCTGGTTGAGTTGGTCCCCTAACGGTAAGTCTGATTTACCAGACCTCCTTCGATTACCTCGTTTTCTTTTATTGGACATAATACGATGTTAAAGTACAATTAATAACCTAATGATGCCAATTGTTCAAGACTAAATTCATACTCTTGATCATCAGCTAATGATTCAGATAGAGTATCAAGTAAATGAATTTCCGTATTATGTTGTATAAATTTCCTTACTGCTTGGTTATATTTATCGCATAATATACGGTCTTCTTCAGATGTTTTATAACTAGATTTACTATAATTACCACCTACTAATGAAGAACTAGAATTCATTACCTCTGTTCTTTCATACATTTGCTCATAACCAAACACCTTAGGAATAATAGTATGTTTGTGTTTTGTACCTTTAAATAACCACTCGTCAGGCTCTTCGTTTGGAACGGCATTTTCTCCAAGTTGAGTAAGAATAGCAGTATATTTTGACTGTTCTGCTTGTACTTCTTCCTCTTCTTTTTTTCTGACCTCTTTTACTTTGTCCTTTATATCAGAACCCTTTTTAGTTAATTTTGGACCTTTAGCATGAGAAGCAAATGCTTCAGTAATGTGCGACTTTATTAAGTCAGGTTTTTTCTCTTCCTTCGATTCTACTCTAAAACCTTTGGCTATAAGAGCAGATTTATCAATTAGATTGGTAAATTCTTTCATATCTTAACTATCAAGCATATCGTTATCTTTCAAATCGGAATATTTCTTCTTCATTTTGACAAATGCATCAGGATTTTTATTCAATAATTTTTTAGCATAATCTTTAAGATGCGGAAATGGTTTATGTTCTAAGTACTCATCAAGAAATTCATTAAATGATTCGTCTTCTATTTTATCCGCTTTATTACCTTTGTTTTTACCTGGATATTCTTCACGATAATGTTCCTTGAGAACTTTCATTTCTCCAGGTGCTTCCATGATTAATAGTTTAACCATTTTTCTTAGGTCTTCAATATCATGGTCATCAAAGTGAGAATCAACCCATTGCTCAAATTCTTTCTTTTCTTTTACTTCTACCTCTTCCTCTTCGTCTTCGTCTCCGTCTCCATCCTCATTTTCATCTCCGTCCATATCCATCTTATTCCTACCGTCAAGTTCTTCTTGAGCAACCTCTATCATTTCTTCGGGATTCTCTTTATTCTTGACATAATCTTCTAGATTTTCAGTTGGAGCACTTTTGGCATGAGTTTTAGCAGTTTCTTCATCCATTGGAGCAGCTACTCCATCATCATCTTGGCCTTCTTCTTCTTCATCATCATCATCTTCATCATCTTCATCTCCCATTACTCCTTCTTTCTCTTCACCATCATCATCATTTTCACCACCATCTTCATCTTCATCTCCGCCATTCATTCCACCTTCATCACCTTCATCATCTTCATCATCATTATTCATACCACCACCATCTTCATCGTCTTCGTCACCGTCCTCCATACCTTCTTCAGCTTCATATTCTGCAATTGCTTCCATTCCTTCCTCAGTAATACCAGTTACTTCAGAAGTTTCTTCATCCGCTTCAATTAAGCCTAATTTGGCAAGTTTTAAAACAATTGCCATTGTATCTTTATCAGCTAAACCTTCTTCCTCAACTAAATTTTCTAATTCCTCAACTTCAACATCTCCTTCTTCATCAAGTACATCTTTAATGAATACCAGACATTCAGCTTCTTCATCAGATAACTCTGTATCTTCATCTCCATTATGGCCTTTCGCCATCATTTTTTTGCCTTTTTTCTTACCACCTTCTTCTTTAGAAGTATGAGATGCATCTATTTCTTCCCAGAATTTCTTTTGCTCCTCGTCGTCTTTTTCTTTTAATTCGGAAATATCACTAATTCCCCATTCTTTCATTTTACTTTCAAACTTGTCTTTGAAGCCTTTTGTTATTTTTCCTTCTCCATCAAAAGACATATATTCATCGACTGACAAAGGACGAGGCCCACCTAATCCAGGTGCACCTTCTGCTTTTAATAAATTTTCAGATGATATTGGTCTGACATAGACAGTAGCAATTAATTCCTTACCATCTTCGCCTTTCATTATAACTTGCTTAAGTACTAAAGAATCGAATTCGTCTTTAGCTTTTTGAATATAAGCATCTTGGGTAGATTTATTACCTTGTTTTCCAAGTTCAAAAAGTTTATTTCGGTATTTGTCAAGTCCTTCTTTACTAAAGACTTCTAAATTATCTGCTTTAACTAAAGCATTAAATTGTTCTAATGTCAATAAATCAGATTGTTGCATTGATTTTCGTAGATTTTGACCTACTACGTCAACTACTGGCTTCATTCGTTCCATTTCTAAAACTTTTGGGTTAACATTAAATATCTTTCATAACTGACTTAAATGCCAATTGCGAACAAGTCATATAGACCGTTCGCCATAGAGATTTTCCATTTCGTGCAAAAATACGAAAACCCCTCTGAGAATCCAAAAAGCTTTAAATTTTAGAACCTAACCCACGTACAGCAATTTAAGACCCCCCCAAAATCTGCAAGGTCGTGAATACCTTCAATTTTTACTGGTATTATTTCTACACCTTCAGGTGCATTTTTCTCAAAAATATCTATTGCTAATATATCTGCATGAATATCATATTGAGGGACATAAATTTGATTATCAAGTCGAAGATAATTTAAATAACTACCAACAGCACTATATATATTTTCTTTATTAACGTATTCTGATAATTCACTTGGAATATGTACTATATTTATATTAGGTAATTGACGTACTAGTTCACTAATTACTTTATCAATATAACGACATTCTTCATAATAATAATTAGGATAGTTAGGTACTAATACAGTTTTTTCATCAATAAAACGTATAATTCCATCAATATGTCCAACTACATCTAAATTCTCCGTTGGAATAATAATTAATTGTTTAAATTCAAATCTAGTTCTGATTTGTTGCTCTATTTCATATCTTGAATATAGAGCATTTTCTTTAAATATTCTATCAGTACAAATAAGTATTTCTCCATTTGTAGTGATATTTCCTCCATCCCATCGAATAGGAAGAGTTCGTAAATTATTAATATATTTTAATTGTAGTATTTTTCCTGCTTCATCATCTACAGCAGTATTTCCAAGACAATAACTTGGCTCATAAATTGCTTTAATAAGTGAATTTGTTCCATCTTCATCTTGCACATTTATAGGAGCCCAATCCCTTATCCAAATATCTCTACATTCTAATTCTATATAATTAAATGCAGATAAAACTAAATCAGGTTTTTCAGGAGTTACCATACTAATAGTTAAATCTCCTTTATATTTGTCATGAATTAATTTAGTAAAATCTAATAAAAAAGGTAATAAAGTAGACCTATCCGTTCTCCTTATTTTAGATCTAAGTTTTGTTGGATCTACTACAACAAGTTCTTTAGGCGTTGTCCAGTCTGGTAGTATTTTGCTCTGTTGTGTCATTACGATTTTGTTGTACGATACTCTAAGAGTTGCCGGAACTCATTTCTGAGTCCCGGCTCGTCTTACCCTTGTAAATCAATGTTAACCAAATCACCTAATGGTTCAATCATCAACACAAATGTACGAATTCTCTTTTAAAACTCCAAATTTAATTTTTGGCTCTAGTTTTACCTTTGCCTTTACCCTTGCCTTTTTTAGCAGTTGGTTTTTTAGTAACTGGAGCTTTAGCTTCAGGTTCAGGTGTTTTTGCTTCTCCATTCTTAGGAATTTCATTATCTGACGATATTACTTTTTTAATATCATCTTTACTAATTACTTTTCCTGTATGCAAGGTAATCTCTGCATTTGAAGAGTATTTAGAAATAATTCCTTTTGAACCACTTTTTGTTTCGATTTTATCGAACTTCTTTACAGTTAACGTTTCCATTTGATTTTCATTTTTGGGTTTATAATAAATATTAATTAATTGATTTTTGATTTTAATTTGTCCTTGTAGTTGTCTTTTTATTCGACCCCTAATAGGCATTGACATTAATTTTACTTTCGTTCCCTCCGTATTAGTACTTAATTCTAAATCACAACTTAATTGATATGCTCTATAACATATACATGTATCAATACTTAAATTACTTATTGCAATTTCATCATTTAATTGCATCCTTTTAACCACTTCTTCAAGTGTTTCCGATTCTGATATATAATGTACCATTTTTAATTCAATTGAGCTTTGTACAATTCAATCACTTTTTTATAATTACCGGATATACTTAAATTGTGTCTTTCAGCAATTAACCTAAGCATATCTTGTATTCTCGCTATAGTTGCATTTTTATGTAGAAAACATTTTGCTTCCTGTGTATGTTTAAGTGTACCAGAAGGAGCAAATATTTGTTCAGGTTC